TATATATCATTTTTATGATATATATATACTTTATTGGATCTGTCGCTTAATGCGAATTTGGTTTTTCTTGAACAACAAGGCGACTTCTCGCCTATTTGCTCTTGAATAGTCTTGTTTCTAGACTTACATATGAATTTCTTTAATATGAACGATTATATTTATGGGAAATCTACGGGATTAACATCTCTGTGAACTGGGACCGAGGCTAATAACCCATGCCCAGCAGAATGGTTTCATGGAACGATGAGGAATTGCCCTTGCATGCCATGCCTGTTAACATTTTATAATTTTAGGTGGTATCCGCTTATTATATGTAACATTCATCTCTGTTGTTTAGATAGTTTGATTAAAACTATTTTCTATTTTTGTGATATTTTCGAATATTTCTAGCCACCTTCGTCTACTTCCAAGGCTTTAAACTGGAATGTCACCAATGTAAATTATGTGTCCGTGTCGTTAGTGTGTTAGATAGATAGCCTTAGCTATCAATATATATAGAAAATAAAATAAAAATTAAAAGAAAGCCACATTGATCTAGAGATGTCAGTGTGATAAAAACAAATAAAAATTATATTGCATATTGCTTGTTGGAAGATTTAATTATAGATTTAAAGATTAGCACCAACATTTCTCTTTAAACAATTTTTATAATCCGCGGGAATGGAATTGTCCGGCGTATTATTATCTAAGCATTTAGTAGAGTCACTCCGGGTAGCTCGCTCCCACGATGCTCGCCATATACTCGAAAGAGTTAAGCGATGATTCGTGTTGTAGTTGAGCCCGACACTAAACTTTTTGTTAAGCTGTGAAGCGTTCCAGCGATAATAATACCCTCGTGTTTAAAATTTACTGGGGCAGGTGAAAGTCCAGCCTCCTTTTCTCCGAAGTTAGGAGATAGGTTCGTCCCACCGAATTGGAGTACACCTTACGACCCAGCCACAACCATAATGACCTCCGTTTTAACAACTGTTTATCATTATGATTTTAGTTATGCATATTATATGCACAATTGTTCAATTGGGCGTCCTGTCCTACGGTCTGCGGGTCAGACTTTATTTCAGAAAAGACGAGCCAAGGTCCGTCGTTGTCATGCTAGACGACTTGGACGTATATGTCATGTGCAAAGTAATGTTGTTATGGATGCTATGAGTGCCTTAACTGGTGTTTCTAGTGTCTTTGACGCAATTAAAGATGCTTATTTTCAGAAATTGATTGAAGATATCATCATGATGGTGTATGGTCTAAGCACAGCCAAAACTATGGTAGACGTTATGTTTACACTCATCAATTTTGTGAAACTGCGTATAGAGGGACCGGTAACCCGAGCAGTGCTTGAAAAATTCATTTTCCCATTCTTTGATGAACATTGCATGGAAGTGCAATCTGGAGAATATGAACTATATGGGAAAGTCCAGAACTTGAGGAATCTGATTGAAGGATATGATCAAGTTTGGGAAATACCTATTGTCAAGAAATTTTACCGTTTTACAATGTTTTGTCTTTCATATTCACTATTTGAAAATGCAGGAATAACCATGGATAAGCTGATGTATAATAAGATTGAACAGGAAGCTATTAGACGCGAGTTTAATAAGCGTTCTGATTTTATAATGTGTATATTAGATACAGCTGTTTTTGTGGTTGAACGTGGAATGCAATGTAAAATGACTGGTTCTCTTGATCCATTGTTGCACAGCTCAGCACGCTACCAAGAGTGGTACGATAAGTGTACTGAGGTAGTTATCAAGTCTAAACATCTTGGTAATGCTGAAGCTTTTGAAACAACCTATCATCAATTCGTTGCTGACCTTGAAGATTGTATTGAAAAAGGAAATGCTATTGTTAAGGCATCGTATAAGCAAGTCGGTGAAATTCGTTTCATTAAAAGTAAATTAGTCGAATTGCAGACTATTAAAGCCGATCTTGTATCAAAACGTGCCGCTGGTCAAATGCGAGAAGCTCCGTTAGCTTTCTTGATTTTTGGACCATCTAGTATTGCCAAATCAACTTTCCAAGAAGTTCTTTTTCAAGCTTATGGTAAATTGAAAGGTTTGCCAACTTCTAGCGAATTCAAATTCACTGTCAACTATTTTGAAGAATTCACATCGAACTTTAACACGTCTAAATGGTGCGTAAATATTGATGATGCCGCATGGCAACATGCGAGTATAAAGACTGTCGATCCATCGTTAGTTAGCATTATTAATATTGTGAATAATATGCCACTGATCACGAATCAGGCGGCCCTCGAAGATAAGGGGAAAATTCCAATGCGTCCAAAACTTGTTTTATGTTCAACCAATACCATCGATTTGAATGCTCACGCATATTTTGCTTGTCCACTTGCCGTTCAACGCCGTTTTCCATTTATCATCTGTCCATCAGTTAAGGAACAATTCCGTGGTAAAAATAAAGATGGTCAAAAAGTAAATATTCTAGATTCTGAATTAGCTGCTGCTGCAAATGTACCAGGTCAGTGGCCAAATTTTTGGGATATTGAAATTAAACGTGTCGTGCCAGCTCAAGACAACTCTGTACAAGGAATAATCACTGATTTACCTAATCCAATTTCGGGTGAATCGTTCTCCAAATTCACTGAAATGAATGATTTTTTGGTTTGGTATAAGGAGGTGGTTAACAAATTCACTTTAGTGCAAAGTAATGTAATGTCATCTATGAAGAGTCTTGAAGAAATGGATATGTGTACCGTGACTATGCAGAATAAACTCACTTGTTCTCACTGTTTGGAATTACAGAGTGGTCATCTGACTACTGAGCGTCCAGCATCGATTGGTAATAGATTTTATGATCCAGGAATGGTATCAGACGATGAATCGGTTTCTATTGAACTGAATTCGTCCATGATTTCTCAACAGATTGATGAAATTGAAGCATCTGTAATTGAACCTGAATACTATGGCATGGAATCTGATGATGAAGTGCCGGAAGGAGTATCTTCTGTACCTGAATTTGTTGGCGATAATGTATCTGAAGCATCCTATGCTTATAGCGCTGGAAGAGAAGAAGCCTTTAATGACTCAGGCCTTAACCTGAACTTACATGAAGAAATCTTTGGAAAATATTATGCACCTAAGCGAGTTCGCTTGCAGGGTAATAATGAAGGTCCTTTGGATGGCTTTAGTGATTTCATTGAGGAATGGTTACGCATTCAAAATGATCGAGCTGAATCACAAACTATGTGGGGAAAATTTCAGAAACAAACAATCATCTGGATGTTCCGTCTGTATTTGAATTTCGAATTTGTACGAACATGCACTACGTGGGCTGCTACGTTACCAGTTTGCCGAAACGTGTTTTGGGCTGTAGCTAAAGATCATCTTCTTGGTGTCGAAGAAGGTAGAATTGCTATAGCTCTTTTAGGTCAACGAATGTATCGTACTATCACTAGCAAACGATGGGAAACTGTCCGTAAGGTTGTGTTGATGGCAGCTGCTTGTTGGGTTTCATATAAAGGAACTCGTCTATTGATTAGATTTATGCGCAGAGATCGTGATGATGGAAAGACTGCCTCCGAGTGGGGTGAAGATGAAGTATTAAACAACGACTCTAAGCGAAAGTTCCGTGATGATGCAGATTATCAAAATAAGATGGAAGCTGACAACAATGGTGCGATTGAGGAAGCCAAACGAGTGATTAACCAAGATATTCAAGGTGCGATTTATTCTAAGGATGAATTTGTCAAGGATAATGAAGAAAATGTTTGGAAACGTGAAGATTATCAAACTACAACTTTCGATGTATCTCCAGCTGTATTGGCTGATGCCGCTAACATTGATGAATTTAGTCAACGAATCTATAACAATCTATACTTTTCTAAATGTCGAGTTGCTGAAAATGTATACAGACCGGGTAAAGTTCTTAATATATGTGGACATATCTATATGACCAATAATCATAACTTACCAGAAAATGGTGATATTGAACTAGAACTATGCCGTGAAGCTCAAGTAGCAGGTGTGACTTCCAATGTGAAATTAATTCTCCGTCAATCCGATGTTATTCGTGACCGTGAAAATGATCTATGTTTCTTTGAAGTATTCAACAATCCTCCAGGAAGAGATTTGCGTAAGTACTTTGCTCTACCTACCTTTGGTGGCGTTGCTAATGGTTTACTTGTTGGCCGTGGCCGAGGCGGTGACATTGAAAAACAAAGTGTGAGTAATATTCACTCAACAAAATTAGCAGTGTCCGAGCTACAACGTGAATTATCTTTGTGGGGCATGCATGTTGAACAAGATACAGTGAATGGTGATTGTGGAAAAGTTCTGATTATGAAGGCTCCAGTAGGCAATGTGATTGTTGGGATGCACGTAATGGGAGGGCGATATAATACTGCATACTCCTTGCGCATCAATACAGCAATTCTTGACAAAAATCTTAAGCATTTTAAAGCGTATCAAGTCCAGAGTGGTGAGCCTGTTTTGAGTACTCCAACCGTTAATCGTGAATTAACTCCAATGTTACACAAGAATTCCACTTTGCGGTGGATGGCTGATGGTAGTGCCCATGTTTATGGATCTTTTACTGATTTCCGAGCTAGAATGAATAGCAAGGTTTGTGTTTCGTACTTGGGTGATAAAATTCGAGAATTGAGAGGATGGCCAGAGAAATTTGGACGTCCTACTATGAAATCTTGGATGCCATGGCACTTGGCGATGAAGGATATATTCGCTGCTAAAACTAATTACAATCGTAAGTATTTAGAAATGGCGAAAACTTCATTTACTCGTGACATATTATCAAAGTTGAAACAAAAAGATCTAAATGAACTTCAGGTTTTATCTGATCGTGCTGCAGTTAATGGCATTGCTGGTGTGAAATTCATTGACAAAATGAATTTTAATACATCACTAGGGTTCCCATGGAAGAAGAGTAAGCGGTTTGAAATGAACGACGCTGAACCAACTAGTGATCAGCCGGATGCCAAAACTTTCACCGCAGAAATTTGGGATAGAGTTCGAGATTGTGAAGACAAGTATCGTAGAGGAATTCGGTATATGCCTGTTTTTACTGCACATTTGAAAGATGAAGCTATGACTCTAGCTAAGATTGAAGCTGGTAAAGTGCGTGTGTTTGCTGGTGGACCAACTGATTGGTGTATCGTAGTGCGCAAACGTCTATTATCGTTCATCAGAGTGATGATGAAGAATAGATTCATATTTGAAGCCGCACCTGGAACAGTAGCACAATCATTGGAGTGGGAAGAAATTCGCAACCATTTAACACAATTTGGTGCTGACAAGATGGTAGCCGGAGATTATGGTAAATTCGATAAGAAGATGTTACCAGATTTTATCCTTGCTGCATACGATATTATCATCGAAATTCATAGAGCTGCAGGTTGGTCGGATGAAGACTTACTAGTCCTTAAGTGTATCGCTGAAGATACTGCTTATCCGCTTATTGATTTTGATGGTGATCTCATAGAATTTTTCGGTTCTAATCCATCTGGTCACCCATTGACGGTGATCATTAATAGTTTGGTCAACAGTTTGTATCAACGATATGCATATATTATGCTAAATCCAGAACAACACTGTGAAGATTTCCAAGAAAATGTCGCTTTAATGACATATGGAGACGATAATGCATTTGGTGTCTCATCGCGAGCACCATGGTTTAATCACACTGCCATTCAAGCAGAGTTAGAACGCATTGGAGTCACCTATACTATGGCTGATAAAGAAGCAAAGTCTGTTCCTTTTATTCATATTGATGAAATTTCGTTTTTAAAACGAACATGGAGATTTGATGAGGATTTACAAAGCTATCTTTGTCCATTAGAAGAGGCATCTATCCAGAAAATGTTAACAATTTGGTTACCTTCCAAAACTATTTGTCCTGAAGCACAAATGATTGCAGTTATTGAGTCTGCAGTGAATGAATGGTTCTTTTATGGTCGCAAGAAATTTGAAGTTGAAAGAGAATTCTTGATGAGTTTGATTGACAAACGTTTGAAACCCTTCGTGGGCCCTGCCACGTTCCCAACATGGGATGATTTAGCCGCAAGGTTTAAAGAAAATTCCAAAAATGTTGAGATATTCCCAGGAAAACCATGGTCCTCGACTCGTGACGAGGGCGGACGACTATAGTCCAAAGCCTTTCCGAGATTCAGTTAGCTATCTGCTAGATCCAATTGAGATTAATGATCTAGAGAGTGGGCGCTGTCTCCTCTTGCCAGGGCGTTCCCCAAAATCTCTATTTAGAGAAGCATCGGCTAGAGTGCACCAATCTCAAAACTTGTTGTGATTAATACGTCTAAAGCAACATTTTAAAAATGACGTGCTCAATATAAACATAAAAATGAAAAAGATGAGAGGTGCAATCCCTCCACAAAACTCAATAAAAATGAAAAATTTGAACAAAGAAAAAGACAACGGTTCAATGGATACTACTCAGATGAAGATCCGGCGTATGATTCATATATGTTTTCCTATCGATGCGGCTGTCCAGCCGAAAATCACTGGGAGATATACGTGGATTGTCCGCAGTGCAAAGGCTGTAATCTCCGATGTGAGATACAGTGTGGAAGCTTAAAACTACAATCAGCGGATATTCCTGAAGTCACTCCTGTTTCCTCCAAAGAAGAGGAAAACGTTGCTTTTGTTGAATCAACCATTGGTGATACAATGATTATGCGTTCGCCCTACACGGATATGGCCGCTGTTGATGCGACCGATTCCGCGTCGCTTGGCTCCTACTTGAAGAGACCCGTGATCATTGACACTTTCACATGGAATGAAAGTGATGCTATAGGAATTCGAAGAACTATATCACCTTGGCAGTTGTTTTTCAACAATGCTGCAACTAAATACCGTCTGAACAACTTTTCTTTTGTTCGTGGTAACTTGAAAATTAAAATTTTAGTCAACGCTTCTCCGTTCTATTACGGGAAGCTTCGTGTGTGTTACCAGCCTTTACCCAATTTCACTCCATCAACGATTGTGGCTGATACTGGAACAAGGTACCTTATTCCTTATTCTCAACAACCCGGTGTATGGTTAACTCCACAACACCAAGAAGGGGCAGAAATGACCCTACCATTTTTCTATCAAAAGAATTGGTTGAGAATTCAGAAATCGCAAGATTTCGCCGATATGGGTACTTTACGTTATATCAATTACACCGCACTTCAAAGTGCCAACGGTGTCACTACATCGGGATGTACCATTCAAACTTTGGCATGGATGGAAGATCTAGTAATCTCCGGTCCATCTGTTGGTTTGGCAATGCAATCTGAAGATGAATATGGTAATGGTGCTGTTTCGAGACCTGCTACAGCTGTGGGTAAAATAGCTTCCTACTTTGAAGGAATTCCTGTTATAGGAAAGTTCGCTACTGCTACTCGAATAGGTGCCAGCGCTGTATCATCTATTGCAAAGATGTTTGGTTGGACAAATGTACCAGTGATCGCAGATCACCAGCCATTCCGACCTAATGCATTTCCACCAATCGCCTCAACTGAAATTGGTTATCCAATTGAAAAATTGACTTTGGACGCTAAAAACGAATTAAGTGTTGACCCAAGTATTCTGGGGCTACCTAATGATGATGAGTTAGCGGTCTCTCATATTGCTATGAAAGAGAGTTATCTATGCACAGCTAGTTGGGCATCAACTGCTTCTGCTGATACTATCCTTTTCTCATCCGTCGTTAAACCATGGCTCTTTGATTACGTAAGTACTGGTTCGAGTAATCAACTTTACCTTACCCCGATGGCATTTGTCTCACGACTTTTCCAGAATTGGCGAGGTGATATAATCTTTAAGTTCACATTTGTCGCTTCCCCTTATCATAAGGGTCGAGTGCGTATTATGTATGATCCGCAAGGTTATTCTTCCACAAATATATTAAATGTTGCAAACTCAACCAACTTAGTCTTCACACAATTTGTTGAACTTGGTTCGGATACTGAGGTTGAGGTTCGAGTGCCATATTCCCAAGCGACAGCTTGGTTGAATAATGCACCAGACTCTTCAACACCTGGTATTCCATGGTCAACATCATCGTCACCTCCTCTCACCGTTGATGATACAGTACAAAATGGATTAATTTCCATGCGTGTAGTTAATGCTTTGACCGGTCCATTGGCTTCAACCAATGTCCCTATCATTGTGTCAGTACGTGCAGCTGAAAATTTAGAATTCGCTACCCCAACAGATATGTCTCCATATCTCGGTAGCAGCTATTCGGTTTATCCTATGCAATCTCAAGATGAGGAAGAAAAAGAGGGCACGATTGTTCATACTTTAGGTGATAAAAATTTTAATTATGTACCAGAAAGATATTTGACGAACTTTGGTGAATGTGTTAAGTCTTTGCGCCCATTACTGCGAAGATCGGTGTTAACGGATGTTGCTTGTTATATCAATGACTCTGCAACTTATCCAAATTACATCTATACTTACACGATGTCCAAATTCCCGCCATACTATGGTTATGATACTTCCGGCATTCATCGTGCCTATGGTATCAACACACCAGCTTCAGGTTTCAATTTTAATTACACCCAACTCACGCCATATAATTGGCTTGCTCCAGCTTTTATAGCTCAGAGAGGATCGACCCACTGGACCTATAATCCAGAATCGGTTATTCCACTCAGTTCGATACAAGTACAACGTACTCCTTCAAACTATCAAGCTACAGTTGGTGCAGCCTATAATGGTGCCAATTCAAGTAATAAGAATCAAGCAGCCCAATTTTTCTATTCGAATGTTCCCAATCAGAATGCAGGAGCTTCACTTACCTCTCAGTATACTCAGGCCGGCCTCGTTGTCGCTGCCCCCAATTACTGTCTGTTTAAGTTCCAGTCTACTAACCCTCAGAATACAACTTCTCCAAACCAGTCTCCGTCATCAAATGCTTATGATGATAGTACACGAGACTTTTTGCGACTCAGCGTGTCTGTTAATGCGGCCTCAACCGCAAACCCACCTAAGTACGTCAAAATCTGGAAGTATTTTGGGGTCGGTACTGATTTCAACCTACATTTCTTCTTGAACGTTCCGACCTTGTATGTTTACCCATCGGTTCCATTGGCTCCATAAAACGTAAAGGCACTCTAGCTATAAGAGTTTATCAAAAAATTTAGCCGTCTTTAGCTACTACGGCAAGTAGCTTTGTAATAAAGAATCACATGGTGCGGCCATGTCTTTTCCCGATTGTTCACGGGTTTTCTACAAGATCAACTTAAGTCTGTTAAGCAAGTACGATAAGGTTTCAACCTTCATCAGAGGACCAGTTGATCTGGTTCCTCGCACATACCTCATTACGTATGTGGATGTTGGGGAATTTTTCCTTGTCGCAATCTTAATTTGACCGATGTCGATCGTTGTCGTACATCAA